GGCTCTTTTAAAATGTCATTTATTGCATAGATTGCTGCTGTCATATCATTTACTCCCTCGTTTAGCATTTTCGTATCTCCATTATATAAAAAATAAATTGGTTTGTCAATAAAAAAAGTTAGTAAAAATAGATTTCAATGTTTTTTAAGGCTGGTTATACGGGTAAGACATCAACATTGTTGTTGAGTGGAACCGTTTCTAATAGAAATAATCTTTGAGTAAAAACAAAGAGCATTTAATGCTATTATTAAATATATTTCTATATATATGTATATGTGTAGACTATGCAGGAAGAGTAATAAATGAAAAATATAGAAATTTTATAAGAGCGTCTATATTCAACGAAAAAAAAGATATGGGAGATTTTGTTTCGGCGGAATACTTGAAGTAAAGATGAAAGGGGCTGTTTTTACAGCCCCTTTACTTTGGTATTGACTTTTTTAAGGCATTGTACTATAATATGGAAAATATTGTAGGAGGCAATGTCGTTGTATATCGTTAAGAACGAAAAAGAATTTACGGTTGAAGAGAAAAAGAACCATTGGAATGTATATCGTCGTGAGGGTACGTCGGGCGTGTGCTTGAAGATATATAAGACGACCTGTCCGACGATTGAGGATGTTGTAAAGAGGGTGCGAGAGAGTGATTTTCTTGCATAAGGAGAAAACACCGACAAACCTTGTGTTTGTCGGTGTTTTTTTGTGTCTTAAATGCTTCTATTTTTCAACGGCTTCGCAATTATCGCTCATAGGACTATCTGTTTTTTCTTCGCAATTTTTGTTTATCAATATTTCCGTATTCTCTACCAGTTGTCCGAGTCCATACATACAAAAAGATAGAATCCATGACGAAATTGAACCGACGACCATCACAACGACACCTGTATATGATTCTGTCGAAGAGAGAATCACGGTACCCCAAACGAATGAAGCGAGAATACCCAGCCAGATAAGAACCTGCGCCGATGCCTTGATCTTTGCCGAAATGTCATTAAACATAAAAACACTCCTTAAATTTATTTTTCTTAAAATACAAAATTGTTGTATTTTTAATATGTTACAAATTGTGCACTTAAAACCCATTGACACTGAAAGTATGGTATAATATATACATAAAGAACAAAGGATGTGTTAAAAATGAAAAAGCGAAAAGAAAAGCCTACCGCTTTTGAGATAGCAGAGTTCATTATCAAGGTCATTACCGCAATAATCTCTTTGATAACACTCATCCGAAAGTGGTAGGCAAAGCGGGGCGAAAGCCCCGCCCCCTTAGGGGGCAATAGTATTATAACACAAATAAGGAGGTTTTTCAAGTGAGAAAAAGAAATAATTTATTTTCCATGTTTATACTGCTTATGCTTTCTGCATATTACGGCATGACAACGCTGCTTAAAATCGGTATAATTCTCAATCTTATAATTCTCGTTGTGGATATATTCAGAACAGTTTGGGAGTGGCAAAATGGAAGAAGAGAAGAAGCGTAAAACAAAGACGTCTTCTGCGGTCAAAAGACGCTATAACGCAAAGACATACGGCACAATAACAGTTTGCCTACCAAAGGCAATGGTCGAAGAGTTTAAGACAAAGTGCGTCCGCGAGGGTATTTCTCAGGCGCAGATCGTAAGAGAAGCGGTCGAAGCGTTTTTGAAAAAATAAAATCATCGCAATGCGGACGTGGTTAAGAATACATTCTTGTAGACTATAAAGAGTTCGAGTGACGGGCGCAATTCTCCACCATTGATACCGCACTCGAAAAAGTCACCTGAACCGTTGATATTATCAACTTCGGAGAGGGTGACTTTTTCTCCGTTATTGGAGTAATTGAATGCAAATGTAACACTTTCGTCATAGACAAAAACGGCATTGAGAAACGTATCTATAAGTTTCTTTTGTACGTCCGTATCGTCAATATCCTTTGAAGCGAGATCTTCAAGGAAGAAACGTATATGCTCTTTTGTCAACTGTATTTTTTCTTGCGCTTCGATGGACGCGAGTTCGCTTTCTATTTCTGACTGCTGCGCTGTCAACTCGGCTGTTCTGTCCTTGAATAACGGGCTGATCATTCCCTGCTCGATCGCTTTCAGGATGTTTTCCTGCGCAAGATGTATCTCAGCAAGTTTTTTGTTGAGCATGATTCGCTCATCGTCGTTGTTGTGCTCCTCGCGGTACACGGCATATACTTTATCAATAATCATATCGAGGAGATCTTCATTGTGCAGTATCTCCGCGATTTTGTTAATTACGAGTTTTTCAATCTTATCTTTTGGAACGGGCTTCTTTTTGCAAGCCTGTTTTTTGTTTTTTCTGTCGGTGCAAGTGTAGTAATAGTACACCTTGCCGGTCTTGCCGACGCCGCTCTCCCCTATCATCGGTTCTCCGCAGCGTCCGCAAAAAATTTTATCGGTAAGTAAAAAATCTGCTTTCTTTCCTTTTGCGGATCTTGCCGTCTGATTCTTTTTTAACATTTCTTGCACCCTCTCGAATGTTTCTTTATCAATAATGGCGGGTATTCCGCCCTCAACAAGTATATCGTCTTTGTATTTGTATACGCCTATATATTTCTCGTTCTTCAAAAGCCGCTTAAAACTGTTTTTGTTAAATTTATTTCCCCGAAGCGTTCGCAACCCCTTATTGTTCACCGTTCTTATTATATCGGCGAGAGGTATTCCGTTCGCGTACATCTCGAATATCATCTTGACGGTCGGCGCAGTCTCTTCGTCAATAACAAATTTCTTGGTTTTCGGGTCGGTTCGATACCCGAGCGGGCGGTTGCCGCCCGTGCATTGACATTTCTCCGCGCTTGCCCGCTGTCCGCGTCGAATATTTTGCGATAATTGCAGGCTGTAATATTCCGCCATGCCTTCAAGCACACTTTCGAGGATGACACCCTCGGGGCTGTCGGGAATGCTTTCCGCGACGTAAACAACTTTGACGCCGTTTTTCTTACAACGGTACTTATTGAAGGCTATTTCTTCCCTATTGCGTCCGAAACGGTCGATTTTCCAAAGTATAATCGTTTCAAACTGTTTTTTTGCCGTATCTCGAAGCATTTTTTGAAATTGTTCGCGATTATCATTTCGCCCCGTCATTGCACGGTCGATATATTCGTGTATAATCTTGATACCGTGTGCCGCAGCATACTTATACGCTTCCGCAAGCTGCCCCTCGATGCTCTGTTCTCCCTGCCGGTGACTTGAATATCGGGCATAAACGACCGCTTTCTTTTTTGGTTCTTCCTTTATTTCTTTTTTCATAAAAATTACTCCTACGGAAAATAGTTCTGTTTCTTTTAAGCTCTCATTTTTGTTATAATTGCATAGTCCGTGCAAAAAATAAAAAAAAAGAAAGGAATTGCAAAATGAGAGACCCGGACTATGACAAGTTAAGTGAGATCGTATTTCGAGTGTTGTTCGAATCAAAGATAAACGAGTTTCCGATAAATATGGTAGGCTTGTGTCAGTCGCGAGGAATAAAAATCAAATACCTACCTGACGAAGATATGCGCGAAGGTTGCTGTCAGGTACATGAGGGAAAACCGTATATCTTTATCAAGAGAAACGGCTTGCGACGCAGAAAGAGATTTACTATCGCGCACGAACTCGGACACATAATGCTCGGACATATCGAGGCTTGCAAGACAGAAGAAATAGAACGATCTGTCTTTTCGGCGGTCGAGGAACGCGAAGCGAATGCTTTTGCAGAGCGGTTACTCGCTCCTTTGTGTATACTTGAAGCCCTTGGGGTCACGGAGGCAGAGCAGATAATGCACCTATGCGACGTCAGCCGAGCGGTTGCAAACAGAAGACTGCGTTATTTACAGTCTTGGTATCAATGGTGGAATGAATTAGATTTTACCGCGGAAAGACACCGCCTTGTTGCTCAATTCAGAGGATATATCAGAACGATAAAGGGCTATTATTAAAGATCGGTTTCATCAACGTCGGGAAGATTTTTGTAAAACTCGATTTCTTCTTCTGTCATTTCGACGTCTTTGACGCCCTCGCCGCGTCCCGCTGTTCTTACGATATATGTTTTTGGCTTAATATCCGAAACGGTCGGAGAGAGTTTTCTCTCCGGCTGTTTTTCTATGCCGAGAAGTCTGTTTACAGCGTCTTGCATTTCAGGGTGTGCACGATAGGCGAGGATAAGTTTCTTTTCTTCTTCCGAAAGAGGAGAAGAACTGTCTTCCCATCCCATGAGATAAGACGGTGTTACATTATATAATCTTGAAAACGCCGCAATCCTGTCAAGTGGAATGTTTGTGATAATACCTGTTTCATATTTGTATATAGCCTGAGGAGAAACCCCAACGCTCTTTGCTACATCTTCCCTTGTTTTTTGTTCGCGTGTGCGTAACATTAATAGTTTTTCACCAATAGTCATAATGTACCCCTCTTGTGTAACTTGTACAGTTAGTATACCATACTGTTTGTTAAGTGTCAACAATAAACAGAAAAAATTCAAAAATGACTTGACAAGTTATTTTTAATGTGTTATTATTCTTGTGACCCCACAGGTTAGTTAGTTAGTTAGTTAAAAGGAGATTGCGTAATGTTCAACAAATTACTATTTAATTCTGCTCTTGCGGCAAAAGGTTATACAAAGGATGAGCTTGCAAAAAAAATTGGAATGAGCAGATCGACATTAACAAGAAGGATGAAAACGGGGATTTTTGGAACTGACGAGGTAAAAAAAATCGTCTCCGTTTTAGAAGTTAAAAACCCGATGCCGATTTTTTTTGCAGAATAAGTAACCTGTAAAGTTATTTTAAGGAGAAAAAAATGCTAACCCCAACATTAGAATTTTATCATTTTTCAGAGACAAAGACGGTCGAGCTGAAAAAAGACAAAAAGATTGATTTTCGCAGTACACCTATCACGGACATTGATTTTGACAAGGCTTCGAGGATTGCTTTTCGCCCTCTCATGAGAACGCTTGAACCTATGATATTGAAGTTTTTCGAAGACCCTGAAAACAACCGTCGTTTTGAAGAGTGGAAACGCAAGCGCGAAGAGGAGGCGGTGACAGTATGACACTTAACTATCTTATTTTCGCTTCTCCCGAGCACGTTTATATATCGGTAAACGGACGACTTGTCTCCACGCATAACAGAGCGAAGATGTTCGAAGATTTCAAACAAACATACTCGGAAGAGGGTGTTGCGAAATTTTTCAACACATACGGGATATTACCTGTAATGTTCCATGCGGCAATGGACGGAGACGGACGGAGAAAGAGCCTGCCGGCAACTCTGGTAGAGATTCAATGGCTTTGCCGCCCTCACCCCGATTACATCGGCAACGTCTGTTCTGAAATCGACTGCCCTCTTAAAGATGTCTGTCTCGGCGAAAAACAGTATTTTCTGAACGTAGAAAATTTGACCGTGACAGGCTCATTCAGTTGAAAGGAGGAAAGAAAAATGCGAAAAATTCAAAAGCGCGATGTTCTTCTTACCCTCGCATTGATTGCGCTGTACATAGTTTCCTGTATTGTTTGCAGATAACAAATAAAAGAGGTGGTAACCGTGAATGCAGGAAGATGGTCCCGCAGGGAAGATGAATGGCTTATCGCGAATTACAGAAATTATTCTAATTCCGAGATAGCGGACATTCTCGACCGCCGTGTTAAGTCGATTGAGACGCGGGCGGCAAAACTCGGACTTCGCAAACGTAAGTTTACCCGTCGAGGAATCCAATGTTGGGAGTGCAGAAACTTTTTTATTTTTGCGCACGACCATGCAATAATGATGTATTGTCGAAAAGATATCCGGGCTATAACGAACATGGAATCTACTTGCGGCAATGCAGAACGACTGTAATTTTTATAAAGGTGGTATAAAATGACAGTATATATGGCTGTTACGGCAGACAAGTTTGAATTGCCTGTTGCCGTGGCGGACACGGCGGAAGAACTTGCGCAAATGCTCGGAGTGAAAGCGCAGAGTGTCCGCGTGGGCGTATGGAGATATAAAAATAATGTTTTGCGGCGGACGAAATATGTTGCCGTGAATATATAAAGGTGGTAATAAAAATGACAGCAAAAGAAAAAATCGAAGCGCAGCAGGAAAAGGCTGCAAAGAACTCTCCGGCGTGGTGCGTCGGGGAGCAGCTGAAAGACATGATAGCGAACGAGCCGCACATCGAGGATATTATATCCCGAGATCTTGATATTGAGCAGATGTCCATATCGGAAGCGGAAAAGAAAATCAAAGCGTTTGCGGACAAGAATCGTCACGGCTCTGTCGGGTTCTGCCCGCCGCAGGAAGCGGACAGAATATTGAGGGAGTTTTACGGACTGCCGAAGCAAGAGGAAAAGCATGACGGCGGGTTTGTAAATCTCGACGATTTCATATAAGAGGTATCGGGCGTGGAAGAGTTGAATTTCGAAAAACTTCTGCCGTCAGAACCGACAGAAAAAGAGAAAAAAATAATCGCAAAGGAGTTTCTGACCGCCGATGCGGTTGTGTACCGCGCAGGAGTGTACATAAATCCGCTGTCGGGCATCGGTGAAAAGATGTGCAAATGCACCTGTTCTGCCTGCGGGGAAACATTTTTGCTTGACCGCGTTGAGACAGACGGCTGCCATAGGTATTCGCGCAGTAATTTCGGCTGTTTGGTTGGCAGTGAGGCGATATATTCGGGAAGTGCGGCAATATGTCCGGAATGCGGTAAGAAAGTTGATTTTATTCACGTTTCGGATTTTGGAGCTTACCCGAATTATTATATCAACAATGAAAAAATACTGACGCTCCGAATCGTTAAGAACTGTCTTGCCCTTATTTTTTGGCTGTGCAGCAGATCTGTAAATAAAGACGGTATAGCGTTCAATGAATATACCCCCTATGAAGCTTATGTCTTCGAGAAAAAGAAATGCACGCGCCTTGTCGGTTATAAAAAAAGAGGTATGTATTATTCCCGTGTAATACCGTTGGGATATTGGGAAAAGCGGTCAAGGAGCGAGGACTGCATCGGCAAAGGCTTTTCTTCGGCTGTTGTTCCGGACAAAAAAATACTGAACGGAACGCCTTTTGAGAATTGCCGGCTGAATAAATATTTGAACAACGCGAAAGACGATGCGTTCCCCGTCACATATATGAAACTTTGGCAGAGGCATAAGACTGTGGAGGGGCTTATAGATACAGGCGCGTCAATCCTTATGTCGTCATTTTTCGAGAGAAATGCTTCTCCCGCATCTTATTCGTACAATAACACGGATTTCAGATATTCGTCGCGCGTTACAGGCATTGACTTCAAACAAACAAAGCCGCACAAGATGCTCGGCTTGTCAAGACCCGAATATGCGGAAGTCATTAAACGTGAGTACGATTCGCCCGACTTACTGCGCTATCAAAAATTAAAACCGTTCGGGCTGACGTTTGATGACGCGGAACAGCTCGGCTTTTTCGACCGTGAACTTATCGAAATAAGCAAATACGGCACAAACGTAAAAACCGTAGTAAATTATCTCCGAAAACTGCAAAGCAAGGAAAAGAGCAAAGAAACACTCGGAAGTTATGCGGGAATGCTTCGGGACTACTATAAACTGTGCGACAAACTGAATATCTCCGTAGATAAGGACACCTTTTTCCCGAAGGATCTGAAAAAAGAACATGACCGACTTGTTAAGGAAGACAGAAGGCGGGAAAAAGAAAAAGAGCGTGAAAAAGATGCGGAAAGAAGTAAACGCATTTCGGAACGTGCGAAAATTCTTTCAACACTTGTAAGCAGCAACGGCGTTTTGATGATACGCCCCGCTGCTTCGCTTGACGAACTGAAAAATGAGGGAAAATGCCTTCATCATTGCGTGGCGACTTATGCGGAGAGTGTCGCAAGCGGTGAGACGGATATATTCTTTGTCCGCAAAGTATCTGAGCCGGACAAGCCGTTTTACACGCTCGAACTTGACGAAAAAAACTGCACCGTGAAGCAAAACCGAGGTAAAGGGAACTGCACAAGAACTCCGGAAGTGAGAGCGTTTGAAGAACAATGGCTTGAATTTGCAAAACAGAACATAAAGAAAATAAGAAAGCGGAAGGTGGCAGCAAATGGATAACATTATTGAAAAGAGCGGGCGCAGCATCGAGGTTGTGACAGACGAGATAAAAAGTCTTGTGTCCTCGGCTCAGTCCGTAATGCTCGGGTATGCGGTCGAGATAGGGCGGCGCCTTGCAGAGGCAAAAGACCTTTTACCCCACGGCGAGTGGGGAACGTGGCTCCGCGAAAAGGTTGAATTTTCGCAGAGTTCGGCAAACAACTTTATGAAACTTTTTGAGGAGTACGGCGACAAGCAGTTTACGCTGTTCGGCGCGGCTGTTTCAAATTCCCAAACGTTTGGGAATTTGAGTTATACCAAGGCTTTGCGGCTGCTTGCGGTGCCCGAAGAGGAGCGCGAAGAGTTCGCGGAAGAACACGACGTTGAAAATATTTCCGTGAGGGAACTTGACAGGGTTATCAAGGAGCGTGACGAGGCTTTGAAACGCGCCGAAGAAGCGGAAAAAGAAGCCCTTGAAGCGGCTGCGGCGGAAGCAAAGGTATCGGACGCGGAAGAACGCGTTGCGGAGCTTGAAGAACTTTTGCAGAAGAAGAATGATGAAATAGCCGAAGCGGCAGCAAAAGCCGACGCGAACGTAAAGGCGACGGCAGACCTTGAAGCGAAGATAAAGGAACTGAAAAAGAATCCGAAGATACCGAAAGAAATGCTTGACAGACTACGCAGCGAAGCGGAAGCGGAAGTGCGGAAGAATGCGGCGGCAGCGGAAGAGAAAAGAAAACAGGAGATCGAGACTTTGAAAGCCGCAAAAGCGGAGGCGGAAAGAAAGGTTACGGAAGCGCGAAACGAAGCGGAAGCGTTGAGAAAGAAAGCGGAACTGAACGACGCTGACGCGATGCGCTTCAAGGCGCTTTTTGAAAACCTGCAAGAGACTGCGGCGAAAATAAAAGAAACAATAGGTAAGGTCAGAGAAAAGAATCCCGAATTGGCGGGCAAGTTTTCCGCTGCACTTTCGGCGGTTGCGAAGCAGATCGGAGCGTGAAAGCAGAAGATGAATGAGATAATGTTATCCGTGCGCCCGAAGTGGTGCGAACTTATAGCAAGCGGAAAGAAAAAGATAGAGGCACGAAAAACAATTCCAAAGTGTGATGTGCCGTTTAAGGTTTATATTTATTGCACGAAAGACCGTAGGTTAACATTTTGGAAATCAAAAAGATATTGTTATTCTGACGACCATAGTCATAACCTTTTTGACACGAACTGCAACGGCAAAGTTATCGGAGAGTTTGTTTGCGATTATATATATCATAATATGTCCTACGATTGTGAAGATTCTTGCGTTTCAACTTCTGACCTTATGAAATATGCGAACGGCAAACGTCTGCGTGGTTGGCACGTCTCTGCCCTTATAATCTACGACAAGCCGAAGCAGTTGAGTGAGTTTTGGAAAGCGAATGTTGTATGTCACCGCGGCACCCAGAAAAATGATTGTGACGGTTGTTGGGACTGTGAAATAACAAGACCTCCGCAATGTTTCTGTTACGTTGAAAGGAGAAGAGAAAATGACTTGTCAAGATTGCATTCATCATAACGTGTGCTACTATGCCGGTCGTTTGAAAACAAAGGATAGCGACGGGGAAAAGAGAATTATTGCTGAAACAAATAATGTAGAGGATACTTGCGAAAACTTTCAAGACCGTTCTTTATTGGTGAAACCGCCATGCAAGGTGGGAGATATACTTTATGAACCGACGGATAGAGGCACTATCAGCGAATACAGAGTAACAGCAATTCGTGTAGAGTTGTTCTCAACTTTTGTTGAGTGGAAAATCAAAGAGGGAATTGTTTGGAGATATGTACACGAAATAAATTCTAACGAAATCGGCAAAACCGTATTTTTCTCACGCGAGGAAGCGAAACAGGCGTTGAAGGAGCGTGAAAAAAATGAAATGTAAAAAGCAAGGATATGTTTGCTATTCGGCAAACGAAATAAACAAATCGGTACTCGATTCAATCGAGGTCGGGGACTTGGTAAAGGTCAACGATTGGATAAAGCCCATGCGGGTTAAGTTCGTGGCTGAAAATGGGTTTGCGATGACACAGAAAAATTTTAGAGATACTTATTATTCCATTTTTCCCAAAAGGACATACGAAGAGGAAGTAAACCCCGAAGAACGCGGAATGTATCGTTGCGGCGCAGACAATTGGATTTGCGGTTCTGACCTTTGCAATGACTATGAAAAGTTGTACGAGTTTGAAAACCCCGAAGCCTCTGCGGCTTATTTCCGTGCTTTCGGCGACGGAGAAACCGACTTGTCGATGAGAAAAAGTATAGCGGTTTTCAAACTTTATATCAAGAAAGGGAAGAATCGATTTTTGTCTTGAAAGAAAGTAGAAAAAAAATTATGGAAAGGTGGAATGACAAATGATGTATAACAAGTTAAGAAGACGCAACGCGGAACTGACGGAGAAAAACAGGCTGCTGAAAGAAAGGCTTGCGCGGGCGGAAGCGAAAGCGGAGATAGCGGAGAAGAAAGCGGAAGAGTTTTGCGAACTTGGAATAGCGGCGACGCTCGGCGAGATAAAAGCGAACACGCTTTTGAAGAGGGAAAAAGAGAGGACGGAGTTTCTGCGCGGACGTTTGTCGAAGTATGAAGCCGTCAAGTTCGGGGATTGCGAAGTGTTTATAGATCTGAAAGGAGGAAAGATATGAACGTCAACAAAGTTGTTGTTATGGGACGTTTGACGTATGACCCGGAAGTGCGGCAGAGCGGTAACGGAAAAGCATACAGCCGTGTCTCAGTTGCCGTGAACCGCCCGAAGGCGAAAGACGCGACGGAGAGCGCGGCGGACTTTATTGACTGCGTGGCGTTCGGAGAGCGCGCGGAATTTCTCGGGAAGCATTTCCGGAAAGGCGCGGCAATAATCATATTCGGCACGCTGCGGACAGCGACGCGGACGATAGGGGATAAAAAGGTCAAAACGACAGATGTCTTTATCGAGGAAATACAGTTCGGCGAATCGAAGCGGGACAAGCCCGAAGCGGCGGCGTCTGCGGAAGCGGGAGGAGCGGCGGCAGAGGAGAAGAAAGACGGGGACGAATATCTTTCCGACCTTGCGGCGGCTGATGATTCCGATCTTCCGTTTTAGGAGGTATATATAATATGAAAGTATATGAACTTATGAATATGCTGTCGGGCATGGAAGCAGGTCAGGAAGCGAAACTTAATTTCGAAGTCAAGACATCGAGGCTTGTTGAGATTGGTGCTAATGCGGAAGATGTGTATACCACGGTCGAGATGGCGCCTTATGATTGTGATAAGGAGAACGCTATTCTCTTCTGTGTGGAACGATAAGTCTACATATTATATATAATGCACTTTGACAGCTGAATACGGGGCGGAAACGGAGCTGCGGGGCGGCTCTATTCCGACCTTGTAATCAATCGTATTAAATGGACGATATGCGGAGGTGATTTTGAGAATGCAGAGTTTTGAAAAAACGGAAGATGAAAAAACGCGCTGCACTGCTCCGTCCCATCCTGTCCCGTCCTTTCGGGCGATACTGAACAGGGTAACGGAAAATATTCAGCTTGAATGCTTCGATGAAGATGACAGGCCGTTCGCCGTTGAACTTGCGCGAATAATCGCGGACGTGCTTGTGCGTCCCGATGAGGGCTTTGTCAGGATAGAGGGGCGGCAGGTGCCGACGCAGACGGTGAAAGAAGTTTACGGCGAGATCGAGCATGAGAACGTGTTGCAGGTCATACGCACGTTTGAGAAAACGGAGACGCTTATCAGACACAGGCGAATGTATTTGCAGACGGCTTTGTACAACAGCGTGATGGAGACGGTGAGCGACACCGTGAATAAGTTCGCCGTGTTCGGCGCGTAAGGAAATAAAATCAAAAAGAAAGGCGGGAAAGAAAATGCAGAGAGAGAAAAGAACCGTAAGCGGCAGATTGCTCGAAGCGGATTTCTTTCCCGTTTTTCGCTCGGGACGGGCGATGCCGACGCGTGCGCCGAAAGAAAAGCAGAGTTCGGCGGCGCAGGCAAAGTATAACCGACAACAGGCTATAAAAAAACTTATAAGGCTTGTCAATGCAAACTTCGACGACGGGGACTACTTGATGCACCCGACGTATGCGCAGGCGCAGGCGCCGAAAGATTGGGACGAAGCGCAAAAGAACATTCGAAACTATGTGCGCAGGGTTCGAGACGCACGAAAAAGAAAACTGCGCGAGGTGGAACGGAACATCGAAGACACGGAGGCGCTTTGCCGTGTCGCACCGAATAAGTATATTGAGCAGACTTTATCGCGCCTTGTACGAACGGCGGAAAAGCTGGCGGAGCCGTTGAAGTATGCGATAGCCATAGAAGAGGTTACATACAAAACGGGCGAGAAAAAAGGACAGACGAACTATCACTATCACCTGTTTATCACGGGCGGGCTTTCGCGCTCGGCGATGGAAACCCTGTGGAACAAGGGAGAGCGCGTGAACTGCGACAGATTCCGCCCGGACACGTTCGGTCCCGAAGCGGCGGCGCGATATATCTCGAAGCAATGCGCGGGCAAGAAGAGAATTATCTATTCGCGAAATCTTGAAGAACCGAAAGTGAAAATCAAAGACGGCGGCGTGACAAAGCGTCAGCTTGAGAAATGGTGTGCCGACCGTGTTGACGATGCGGAGTTCTGGGAGAAGCGATACAAAGGATATAAGTTTGTGAGGGCGTTTCCGAGGTGGAATGAGTACAATGCGAATTGGTATCTCTCGGTTGTGATGTACAAAACAGACGACGAAAGTCATATCCCCGCGTGGTCTGCCGACGTGTGGGCGAGTTAGAAATGAGGTGATGAAGTGAGAAGAAATGAGGAAATCGAGCAGACGCACTTGTTTACATGGGCGTTTTATGAAGCGGCGGCGCATCCGGAACTGAAAAATCTGTTCGCCGTACCGAACGGCGGACTGCGAAACAAGACCGAAGCGGCGCGGCTGAAAGCGGCAGGGGTGAAAGCGGGCGTGCCCGACATAATGCTTGCCGTGGCGCGTGGCGGCTTTCACGGGCTGTTTATCGAAATGAAGGTCGGAAAGAATAAGACGTCTGCATCGCAAGACGAATGGATAGAGCGTCTTATGCTTGCCGGCTATAAGTGCGCGGTCTGCTACGGTTTTGAGACGGCAAAGTATGAAATCGAAAAATATCTCGGCATAATCCGAGACTGAAAGGAGATAAAGCAATGAGCGAAGCAACGAATGATAAGAAAATCGAGGTTGAGGACGGAATTGAGACTTGCCCGTTCTGCGGACAGTTACATATCGAGGGCGGACGCTGCGACTGTGAACCCTCGGTGGCAGAGTATCTGCGAAAAGACAAAATAGCGCGAGCGGTATTAACGCTGAACGGGATGTGCCAGGATTTGCCGTCCGAAGTTTTTGACCTGCTTGCGAAAGCGTGCAGCCTTATAGGCTATGAGGACGCGGATAAAGTATCTTTGACGGTGGACGGAACCGTGCTGACAGTTAAAGGCCGCGCGAATTATATGACCGTAGACCGCACGGACAAGCAGAAGAAGTCGGAGACGGTCTGATGTATCTTGTATACGGGCTTACCGACCGCGTGCGCCTGCTTATGCGCGAGCACAGAATGACGACGGCGGAACTTGCGCGGCGGGTGCGAATGCCGAGGGCGACGGTGACGAGAATACTCCTGATGAAGCAATCGCCATCTGTCAAGTTTGTTTTGCGAACAGCGCAGATCTTCGGCGTAAGAACTGATTTCATCTTGTCAGGGCAAGAATAAAAAGAAAGAGCAGAACGTTCAGTTCTGCTCTTTCTTTGTTATCTGGTTGAAATTAAATCAAGTCAATATATCCGGTTCCGTCGAATACGATTTCACGTTTATCATCGTCAGCGGTTAAGACGCTACACCGTGCAAGATAGTCGAATTGACTGTATTCGTAATTGTTTGCGTCGTCTTCTTTTTTGCATTTTTCAATTTCAAGAACGGCTTCTTCGATAGAGTTACAGGGAGAGATAAGTCCCACACCCTCGGGACCGTACACGCCGAACAGGAAAGTATGTTTTTCGTCGCGTCCTTTCTCAATGCGCGGAATTATCTTGCCTTTCAAGGATATGTATTCGGTGATCTGTTTTACGTTTTTTTCAAAAATATCTTTTTTCATAGTTTTTATCTTCTCCTTATTTGATTTGGTGATGTAGCGGTCTATTGCCTCTTCTATGATATCCTTGATTCGGTCGTTTCGTTCCGCGCAGAGCGTCCGAAATTCTGCGGCTTTGTTTTTATCTATGCGAATGGAGATGTTTGAGTAACGTTCGCGCTTGTAGGCGTTGATATATTCTTTTTGGTTAAATGCCATATTCATCACCTTTATGCGATAACGACATGTTCGCCGTTGTCAAATTCTTCGTGCTCCTTGATGTATGCGTCTGCCTCCGCGTAAGAATCGAAAGTTGCAAGCGTCTGCATATCGTCGTTGTCAACGTCGAACTTCGCGAAAGGACAGGCTTCCGCATTCATGTCGATTGAACCGACTGCGTCGCCGTCTTCGTCTGTCTCAAACTCTTCTTTGACGAGCCAATATTCGTGGACAGAGAAGAATGTTCCCGCAGCGCCGCTGTTTTTGCGAACGGAAGAATTTTTGGACTTGAGAACGTCCAGCCCTTGTTCCCATGTTTCGAACTCTTGCAGCACAGGAAGGTCGCTATCATCGAACGAGGTGCAGCCTCTTTTAAGGTCAAACGGGTTTTCAAGTTCATCGAAAACTTCTGTCAGATAGATCTTAGTTGTCATTTTTTTATCTCCTTTTTTGTTTGAGGGTTTTATCTCTCTTATTCACAAGTACATTATATCACATTGGCACGCCAATGTCAAGGTGGGGTGGTAACTTTTTTTTGTAAAAAATGTGTGAAGAAAATGGGGTTGGTTAAAAACAGCACACTTTTTCATCTACGATGAATATGCAGGATAGGTTTGAAATGTTTTCGGCTTGGGGAAATCACGCGGAATAAAACGGGGAGGGCTGCTCGCGTGCGTGGTAGCGGAACAGCATGGTTCTATAAAACACCGGCATGGCGACGTGCCCGCGACGCTTATATCAAAAAGCGTGAAGCGATAGACGGCGGGTTGTGCGAAGTCTGCCACAGCGACCGAGGGCGCATAGTTCACCACATCGTGTGGTTGACTTCGAAGAATATTTGCGATGAAGATATCTCGCTTAACGAAAAGAACTTTCGTTACGAATGTCAAACGTGTCACAACCGTGAGAAAGATCCTGCCGATGAATGCGGCGCGCCGAGATTTTTTTTCGACGACGAAGGGAATGTAATACTCCCCCCATCGGACGAAAAATAATCAAAGCCGAATGAACGAGTGCGAAGGTACGAAAGTTTCCGCAGGTGTGACGAGAGGGGGTGTAGTCTGAAAATGAGCGAAAAAGACAAAGAAAGCCTGATAAAAAAAGAAAAAAGCAGACTTCGGAAAGTGTTTTCGGAAATTGATCCGAACAAATTAAAAATTATAAAGCCTCTTATTGAAAGAGCTGCTTTTATGACGGTTTCATGCGAAGAACTTGAAAAAATCATAGCAGAAAAAGGCTACACCGAAGCATATCAAAACGGAGAAAATCAAAAAGGCATTAAGAAAACTCCGGAAACGGAAATATACAACGCCATGGCTAAAAACCTTAACGCGATAGTTAAGCAGCTTGTCGAACTCTGCCCTGCGGCGAAGAAAAAGAGCAAACTTGAAGAATTGATGTTCCGTGAATAAGTACGGAGCGATCGGCGAGTATTACGACGCGATAATTTCCGGTTTGGTAACTGTCGGAGAAGACATATTAACGGTGTATAAGATCTTAATTGATGATCTTGACAACCGCAGATGCTTTTACAATTTTCACAAAGCACAAAAGGCAATCGCCTTTATCGAAAATTTTTGTCACCACAGTAAAGGGCGAAATGACCTCTTCAAACTTGAATTATGGCAAAAGGCTTGTATTTCCGCGATATTCGGTATTGTTGATCCTTTCGGAAACAGAAGATTTCGAGAGGTTTTTCTTGTTATTGCAAGAAAAAACGGAAAGAGTTTACTTGCCTCGGGAATTGCGCTTTATTTGGCATACTGTGACGGTGAAATCGGCGCGGATATATATTGTATCGCACCTAAACTTGATCAAGCGGCGATAGTTTATGACGGGTGTTATGCGATGATTAAGGCGGAGGAAGAACTTCGCCCTCATGCCAAAAAAACAAGAGAAGGCATCGAAATTGATTTCTCGGGGGCTATTATCCGAAAAATCGCTTTCAATGAAAAAAAATCGGACGGATACAATCCGCACGGCTGTATTTGTGATGAGATCGCGTCGTGGAACGCTGCGGCGGGACTTAAACAATATGAAGTGCTAAAATCAGCTCTTGGCGCAAGGCGTCAGCCCCTGATACTGTCAATTTCGACAGCCGGGTATATCGACAACGGTATCTACGATGAACTGATGATGCGTTCAACTGCGTTCCTTTACGGCGAAGAAGACCGGGAATACCGTTTTTTGCCGCTGATATACAAAATTGACGATGAAGACAAATGGAACGATATCGAGGAATTAAGAAAAAGCAATCCGAACATGGGCGTTTCTCTGCCCGAATCTTACTACCGCGATGAAATAATAGTCGCGGAAAAATCATTAAGCAAGAAAAATGAATTTCTATGTAAGTACGGGAACATAAAAGTCAACAGCAGTGTCGCATGGTTGCCCGCAAGTGTTGTTCGAAAAGCAAGTGAGTTAACATTTTCTATTGAAGACTTTCGCGAGACTTACTGTGTCGGAGGAATCGACCTTTCGCAAACAACGGACCTGACAAGTTGCTGCGTGATTATCGAGCAAAATAAAAAACTGTTCACATTTTCAAAGTTTTTTATGCCGGCAAACAAAATCAAAGAACTGCAAGAGGCAGAGGGCGTGCCCTATGAATTGTTTGTTCAGCGAGGAATTTTGACACCGTCAGGCGATAATTACATAGACTATGAGGATTGCTATAAATGGTTCGTCGGACTTGTGGAGGACTTCGAAATTCTACCGCAAATGATAGGTTACGACAGATACACAGCACAGTATCTCATTAAGGACCTGCAAACGTATGGTTTTCACACGGATGATGTTTTTCAGGGAGACAACTTAACACCTGTTATTAGGGAGTGCGAGGGGCTTCTTCGGGACGGAACTCTTCAACTCGGACAAAATCCCCTGCTTATCTCCCATTTTATGAATACCGCAATAATCTCGAATATGATGACGCGTAAGTGTAGGATCTCAAAAATACAGTCGCGAAAACATATTGACGGTTGCGCTGCCGTGCTTGACGCGCTGACTGTAAGACAGAAGCACAGCGAACAGATCGGAGACCGGTTAAGAAATGAGGATAACAACGAATGAGTGTTTTTGATATGGTTTTCGGAAAACGAAAACAAAAAAAGCAACTCTTTAAGTATTTTGAGTTGCTTAACGGCTACACCCCCGTTTTTACCACCTTTGACGGGGGTGTGTACGAAATGGAGTTGACAAGGGCGTGTATAGGTGCTTTTGCCCGACACGCGTCAAAACTTACTCCATCGTTTTCGGGTGCAGACAGCCTCGGAATCGAAAAAATAATAAGTCCGAAAGTCAATCCGTGGATGACGACATCGCAGTTCATATACAGAGTAGCAACAATTCTTGACGCAACAAACACATGTTATCTCATTCCTCTGCTTGACAAGTACGACAATCCCGTTGGCTGCTATCCGATACAACCAAAGATGACGGAAATTGTCGAGGATGAGCAAGGACAGCAGTATCTTCGATACACCTTCGCAAAAGGGCAAAAGGCTGCAATCGAATTGTCACGCGTGGGAATCCTGACAAACTATCAATATACTTCGGATTATCAAGGCGAAGACAACAGGGCGCTTCAACCGACGATGGACCTCATCAACACTCAAAATCAAGGTATCGCCGAAGGAATTAAGACCTCGGCGGCGTATCGCTTTATGGCGACGCTCTCAAATCTCACTAAAAGCAAGGACGTTAAAGAAGAGCGCAAGCGGTTTACAGAAGAAAATTTTTCCGCCGAAGACGGCGGAATGCTGCTTTTCCCAAACACATACAACAATGTTCAGCAGATTAAGTCACAAGCGCAGATTATTGACCCCGAACAGGTCAAGACGATCGAGGAGCGGGCTTTCAAATATTTCGGCTGCAATCTTGACATTCTCGAAAATAAAGCGGTCGGAGATGCTTGGAGTGCATACTACGAAGGGAAAATCGAGCCTTTTGCAATACAGCTGTCAGAGGTAATGACTTCGATGTTTTACACTCCGCAGATGATAAGCGGAGGAAACGCCATTGTATGGAGCAGTAACCGACTGCAATATATGACAAATGCAGACAAGCTCTCTGTCAGCGCACAAATGTTTGATAGAGGTATATTCAACCGAAATATGATTATGGATATATGGAATCTTCCGCACGTCGAAGACGGGGATCTATACTACATCCGCAAAGAGTATACGGAGATACAAAAGTTAGAAGAAGGAGAACAAAAAAGATGACACCGGCAGACAAAACAAAATTTAAGTCCTTTGCACAGGTCAGAACGCTTGTGCTCAATCCTGAAATAAAAGAAAAACTTATCGATAGTGAATACTACATCGAGGGGTATGCCGCGACATTTGAGAGATATCTTCTGTTTAAGGCAGAAGACGGTGAAGATGTTTTTGAAATGTTCGAGCGAAACTGCTTTGACAATGCAGATATGTCGGACATTGTATTGCATCTCAATCACGGAGGTCATGTCTTTGCGAGAACCTCAAACGGCACGCTTATCGTTCAGGTCAGAGAGCACGGATTATTTTTTGCGGCTGATTTGTCGAAGACGGAATCCGGACGCAAGATGTACGAAGAAATCAAGACAGGTATGATAACAAAATGTTCGTGGATGTTTCGTCCGAGGGAATATTATTACGACGCGCCGACAAGAACGATTGTTCACAGGTCGGTTGAAAAAGTTTACGACGTGTCCCCTGTCACCTTTCCGGCGAACGAGGGAACCGAGGTAGAAGCGAAGTGCAGGAGTTTTGTTGACGGAGTGATCGGCGAAAATGCCCGGAGAGAGGCAGAAAAGGTAAATGCGGAACTTCGCGAAAAAATAAAAATCAAAATTAAAATCAACAAAGGAGAATAAAACGATGAACAGAATTGAAGAAATCAATGCACGCCTCGCGGAAATCGAGGGTCTTCTCGACAAAGCGACGGGTGATGAACTTGCAAGTCTTCGCACAGAAGTTGACAACCTTACACAGGAAAGAGCTGCGCTTTTGTCCGAAGCGCAGACGAGACAGCAGGCTCGCTCCGCGATTGCGAACGGTGCGGGTACGGTAATACCGACCCCCGCAGCCGCAGATCCGACGAGAGAGGCAAGGGCGAAAGAACTTGTTAAGACAGGACATATGACCGTTGAAACAAGAAGCACGCTTGTGTCGAGCGGTAAGCTTGCTACACCGACCGCTGTTTCAGGAATCAATGACGTGGTCGGCGCGTCCGTGTCAAGCATTGTAGACCTTGTTCACACAGAGGATTGCACGGGTATGGGAAGTAACAAAGTTGCTTACATAGATAGCGACGCGGATGCGGCAGCGGAACAGACCGAAGGATCTGGCGCGACTGAAAAAGACGCCACCTTCGGATTCGTAACTATCACGCCTAAAAGTATAGCCGTTGTTTCTGCGATCAGCAAGCAGGCGAAGAAACAATCCCCGCTTGTGTACGAAAATAAGGTCCTTACACAGTCCCTTGTCTCGTTGAGAAAAAAGGCTGCCGCTGTCATAGTGGACGCACTCAAAGATTCGTCCCTTACGGCAAGTGTGACGGCGACCATTGACACCACAAAAAAAGGTGTTATCAATGAAAAGACCCTCCGTCAGATTACCCTCGCGCACGGAGGTGACGACGCCGTTGTCGGCGAGGGCTATCTTTTCCTGAACAAGAAAGACCTTATCGCCTTCGGAGACATTCGCGGCACGAGCGAGAAAAAAGCCGTGTACGAGATTACACCTGACGGGCAGAATCCGAATACGGGTACTATCAAAGATGGAGGACTTATTGTAAGATATTGCATCTGCAATGACCTGACAGCCCTTGCAGGAACGGCACAGTCAAGCACCGCAGCTGTAAAGACGATGTGCTACGGTAACCCGCAATGCTTCGAGCTTGACCTTTTCTCGGATTACGAAATAAATGTTTCCTCGGATTTTGCCATCAACAAATTGATGGATACTATCGTAGGAGACACGCAGCTCGGAGGCGCCGTAACGTATAAGAACGGATTCACCTTCCTTACCATCGCGCAGGGCTCCTAAAAGGCAGGATGAATAATCGTGGCTAATACAGAAACTATCGCCGCTGTTAAAACGGGGCTTCGTATTCGACATGACATGCTTGACGCTGATATCGCAAGGCAGGTTACTGCCTGCCTTGCGGATCTTCGGATGTCGGGCGTCACAGACAAAAAAGACGATACTGATCCGCTAATAAGACAGGCGTGTGTAATTTGGTGCAGAATACAGTATGCAAACGACGAAACACGGGCGGAGCGGCTGCAAAAAGCCTATGACGCACTAAAAGCGTCAATGACACTATCCGGAGACTACCGCTATGAAGAATGATGTTGTAACGCTTGTTGATATTCTTTCGACAGGGAAAGAAATAAAGACGGAAGTTTATGCCGAGGTTAAGAGCGTTGGCAGAAATGAGTTCTTCTCTGCGGCTCAAACAGGATTAAAACCTGAACTTGTCGTAATTGTTAACACAAACGAATATGACGAACAGCAAAGAGTTGATATACCGTCATATATGCCGCGAAATGGGCGTTTCACCATATATCGCACATACGACCGTGATGATGGTGATACCGAGCTTTATCTGCATAAAAAAGTCGGTGTACGGACGTGATATGAGTGAATGGATAACTATCAAGCCGGAAGATTTTTCCGATGCACTTTCCGACACTTTGCAACTGTACAGCGATCGATTGACGAAAGAAGTTAAGGATGCGGTAAGCGATGCAGGCAACTATGCTCTTCGGGAGGTCCGTGCGATTGCTCCGACAGGAAAAGGAAAATCCCGAAGAAGAGGCAAAAGCCGAGCTCACGGAAAATACCGCAAGAGTTTAGAGTTGTCCGTCGTTAAGGATGATATTTTTTCGAGAGAAGTCAAGATATATTCAAAAACGGAATATCAACTTGTACACCTCCTCGAAAAGGGACATAACATCGTCAGAAATGGCAAAGTCGTAGGACAAGCATCACCTCACCCGCACATGAAGGTCGTCGAACTGCGAGCGCAAGCAAAGCTTAATCATGATGTCGAGAGGATTATCAAAAAATGAAAGTTAAAAACATAATCGAGGCTCTTCTCGCCAAGACGAATATCCCGTTTACAGAGCGTCGTTGGAACGAATATAAGGATCGTTCTATCCCCTCTCCGCCGTATATCGTGTGGTTTGTCGAGGTTGAGGAGGGGTTCGGAGCTGATGAAAAGGTTCTCGCAAAACAAAGCACCGTTACAGTTGAGCTATACGCAGACACCCGCGACTATGAAAGCGAAGAGGTTGTTGAAGATGTTATAGCGCCTTACGAATGGACTAAATATATCGGAGAAATAGAAGACGAAAGTCTCATCTATGTTTCTTATACTTTTGATTTATACACGAAAAAAGGAGATTAAAAACAATGAGTAAACGTGATTCAGACGTGATTACCCTCGGCAGCGGCAAAGCGTATATGATGGAGTTTTCCGGAACCCTGCCGGAACTTACTGCTATTTGCGCAGAGGGAAATCTTTTAGGATGGATTAAGGGAGGTGCCGCCCTTACTTACACAGAGAACACTTATACGGAAAAAGATGACCTCGGTAAAGTAATGAAGATCATCACCACAGAGGAAGAGGCGAAGTTGAAACTCGGATTGATAACATGGAACGGCAATACTCTGTCCAAACTCACCGACCGTGCCGCAGTATCTGAAAAGGATGGAAAGCGAACCCTTAAAATAGGCGGTGCACCGCACGGTAAAAACAAGAACTACGTCGTTTGCTTCCACCACGAAGATAAAGAGGATGGCGATGTTTGGATTATGATTGTAGGCAGAAACACAGCAGGGCTGTCACTTTCGTTTTCTATGACCGCAGGCTCGCAGGTTGACCCCGAATTTACGGCTGTTCCGCAGGATGACGACGGAACTCTCGTCCAGTTCATTGAAGAGATTCCGAGCGGGACACCTGGGCAAGATCAGTCTGTTTGAAAGGTGAGCGCAAAAGTGGCAGTAAGCACACAGCGCGCACGAAAAAGGAGAATAAAAAAATGAGAGCCATTCTCGATTTTAACAAACTCACGCAGCCGGAAATGCCCGTTCTTATGCGCGACAAAAAACAAACCTTGTTTCGGGTAAAACTACCTACGGTTGAGATATTCGAAAAACTACAAAAAAACGCTGACATTCTCGAACACATATCAGACGATCATGATGCGCTTGAAAAAGCGCGTGCGCTTGCGGCAATCCTCATATCGAACAACAAGGATCTCTACGAGATTTCGGGAGAGGAAATCGGCGATTCTTTCGGACTTACTGCCGAAGACCTCATAGTCTTTTTTACGGAGTATACAACCTTCGTAAAAGAAAACACCCAAACAAAAAACTGATACTCCCGCACGCTCCGCATGACGGAGACGATGCGGGACACGGGTTTGAGGTAACGACTGTTTGGAAGAAAATCGTGTCCGACTATTCAAGGCTGTCGTTCCGAGAGATCGACAGCCTTGATATAGTTGATTTTCTTGTGCTTCGCAGGGATGCTTATATAGATAGGCTTGAACGCACAGACAAGGGAACGGAATATCTGAAAACAGCATGGCGCTTACAGCAGACAGACATTGACCGCGAAGGGTTGCGCAAAAAATTCGGAACAAAGGAGAAAATCAAAGATGGCGGCAGACAAGACAAAGATTAAAGGATTAACCATCGAGATCGGCGCCGACACAAAGAAACTCGGAGACGCGCTTAAAAGCGTGTGGGACAAAAGCGCGTCCCTTTCGGGTGAACTGAAAAATGTAAATAAGTTACTGAAACTTGATCCGACAAATACCGAACTTCTCGCACAAAAGCAAAAAATCCTTGCAGAGGCTGTCAGCAATTCTGCGGAAGAAGTTGAAATGCTTCGAGAGGCGGAAAAGAACGCTGCGGAACAGTTAAAACGCGGTGACATCGGAGAAGAAACCTTTCGTTCCCTGCAACGCGAAACCATCAAGGCTGAACAAAACCTTCGGAAACTTGAAAAAGAAGCAGCAGACGTCGCGAAAAAAATAAACGATCTCGGCGACGAATCCAATAAAGCATCAGAAAAAATTAAAGATGTAGACGAAAAATCGGAAAAGGCAGAAAAAGGTCTGTCAAAACTTGATGTCGCAGTCGGAACACTCGCGGGAAATCTCGCGAGTAAACTCGTATCTGCCATAGGTAATTGCATATCCGGGCTATCGTCTCTCGCACAAGAAACACAGGAATATCGCGAAGACATCGGAAAGCTTGAAACAGCTTTTCAATCGGCGAACCTCTCTACAGAGCTCGCGACGAAAACATATAAGGATTTTTATTCGGTTCTTGGAGAAGAAGATAGAAGCATTGAAGCGGTTAACCACCTTGCGAAGTTCGTTTCCACGGAAAAGGACATGGCGACATGGACAGATATCTGCACCGGTATCTGGGGAACGTTCGGAGATTCGCTTCCCATCGAGGGGTTGACGGAGGCTGCAAACGAAACCGCCAAAACCGGCGAATTGACGGGCGTTTTAACCGACGCACTCAACTGGGCATCGGCAGCAGGCGAAACATTCGGAGTAAGACTGAAAGCAAACACAAAGGCAAACGAAGAATATAATAAAAAAGTTACCGAGGCAAAAAGCGCCGAAGACTTTTTCAAAATTGCACTTTCAGAGTTGTCGACAGAGCAAGAACGCTCTGCGTTTATAACAGAGACCCTGAACGAACTCTATGCTGACGCAGCACAAAAGTACAGAGATAACAATGCAGGTATTATTGAGGCGCGCAAAGCGACATCCGAATACACCGACGCGCAAGCGGCTCTCGGCGCGGCAATGGAACCTGTTCAAACAAAACTTACAGCGCTCAAAGCAAGTTTTGTTAAGGAGTTTACCCCGCAATTAAAAAAGCAAGTTATCCCCGCTGTTCAGAATTTTATAACAACGCTTGAAAAAAACAGCACAATCAAAAAGTTCTCCGAAAGCCTCGCGAATATCGCGAAAAAGGTGCTTCCGGTTGTCGCGAATGCCCTATCCTTTGTAGTTGAGAACCTCGAATCACTTATCAATATAACTTTTTCCGTCGTCGCCGCTTTTGCCGCGCTTAACGCTGCGATGAAGGTTACATCAGCTGTAACGGCTGTAACAACGGCGGTCAAAGGATTGACGGCAGGGGTCGGACTTGCAACAAAGGCACAAGTCTTGTGGAATGCCGCGATGTCCGCAAACCCGATAGGAGCTGTTATAACCGCAATAGCGCTCCTTGTTGCGGGAATAGCGGTACTGTGTGTGTCATTGGGTGAAGAAAAAACGGAAACCGAAAAACTCACAGAGGCGGAAAAAGAACATTATGACGCATTGTCTGAAACGGCAAAAGCGTATGATGAAGCAAAACAAGCGGCGATGGAAAAGGCGGAGGCAGAATTATCATCGCTTGCCCAAACGGAAAGGCTCTATCAGGAGTTGCTGCGCCTTACCGACGCAAACGGAAAGGTAAAAGAAAGCGATCAAGCGCGAGTACAATTTATTATTTCCCAGCTCAATGACGCCCTCGATCTTGAAATTCAAATGATTGATGGTGTCGTAGCGGGATATGAAAAAATCCCCGGTGCGATAGAAAAAGCTATCGCTGCCGAAAAAGCGCGGATAATGCTCCAACCTTATTTGGAAGCGTATTCGGCGGCAGTACAAAAAGTATCGAAGACCGAAGAGGAGTATAAAAAATACGCACTCTTAACGTCGGAGGCGTGGGATGAACTTGTTGAAAAAAGCAAAAAATATGAAGAAGCCCTTGAAAGGTACAACAATGCCGGATGGAGTAGAAGAGAACGAGAAGAAGCCTCTGATGCGCTTGCGCAGGCAAAAAAAGATTGGGAAGATATTTCGGAGTTGTACGACAAACGAGATCGCATCACTCGGACACTTGAAGCGGATCTTAAAAAATACAACGATGACATAAGCAAGTATGAAAAGGCGAAAACACTCCTCTTGGAAGGAAAAACGAATGAAGCAATAAACATTCTTGCTCAATACAACAAGGGTATTACAATAACTGCCGCAGCGACAGAAAAAGCAGTTAAGGAGCAGAGAGAAGCAGCAAAAAAAGAGTATCTTGAATTGGAGGCAGTTCTTGCGCGAATGGAAGAAAAATATAAAGACACCGAAGCATCCATGACCGCAGAGCAAAAAAAACAAGCAGACGAAAGAATCAAAGAAGTTAAAAGTCAGATTGTCGAAGCGAAGGACAAATACCAGGAACTCGGTAAGAACATGGTGGAGGGTATCGCAGCCGGAATCCAAAGCAAGCATTATGCGCTCGCGCCGCCAATTACCGCATTTGTAAACGAAGCTGTTCGCGCCGCAAAACAAGCAGCGCAAATAAAGTCCCCGTCAAAGGTATTTCGCGATGAAGTCGGCAAATTTCTCGCTCTCGGCATAGCGGACGGCATCACGGGCGAGACCGAAGAATTAAAGCGCAGGGCGCGAGAGCAGATCGCCGAAATTAAAAATGCGTACAATGCGGATGGACAAACGAGAATGAATATAGTTACTTCATACGAAAGCTCTGCACTATCAGACTATTCGCGTATCGAGGCTAAACTTGACACGCTTGCAGAAATCTTAATAGGTAGCCAAAAGCAGAGTATATATCTCGACGGACGTGTTCTTGTCGGAGAAACGATTGACGACATCGACGAACGTCTCGGCGAACGCCGCGCCCTTGCCGAGGGAGGTGTATTCTGATGACTAAAAGAGGGTTTATTCTCGGCGAATATGACACGGCGGCAGACGGACATTTCACACTTAATAAGTGGTCCTTGTCCGAACCGAAGCAGAAGACCAATTACCTTAGCATTGCTTATGGAGATGGGGAAATTGATTACACAGACGTGTACGACAACACACCTCGATACGAGATGCGAACATTGAGCATAACGCTGATTTCGTCTTTCGCGACACGCAATGCACGTCGGCTGATTATCGAGGATATGGTAAACAACCTTGACGGTTTTTTAACCTTGATTACCTTTCCGGATTTTCCTCGAAAAACAATGTCGGGAAGAATTTCTGTAACCGACAAGACGGAATCGCCGTACTATTCGACGGTTGTCATCACGGGAAAAATGGAACCGTACCTGTGGAGCGAATATCGAACACAACTCGTTGTTCCGCCGAGTGATGGAAATGCAGAAATAACCATTTCGAACAATGGAAGACCGGCAACGGAGATCGTATGTGATGCGAGTAATTACTTTACAATCTTCAAAGGGTCTTCTCAAAGCTATACTTCCCCCGCAAAAGGAGGGGTAAACCTCCAAACAGGAATATATATTCCTCGCGGAGAATCTGTCATCAGGATTTCCGGCGCGCCTACAACGATTAAGTGGAAAGAAGGAACCTTAACCCCATGATAACAATTAAGCGAAATAACGAGATAATCTACACATCCGAAGAACAATGGAAAGATCCTTTACTTGAAATTAAAATCAAAAGGACAACGAACGCAATAAACTCGGGAAATATAACTTTTCCTCTCGAACATAAAGTAATCGCCGCAGGTGGGCTTGCCCCCTATAAAGACTGTATCCGGATCTATCGTGATGATGATATTGTGTTTTGGGGACGCCCTCTTCTCCCCTCTCAAACTTACAATGGGTCTGTGACATATCAACTTGAAGGCGAACTTGCTTTCCTTAAAGATGTTTGTCGGTTTTCCGCGCCGTATACTGTCGGTGCGATCCGCCCTGCCCTGCTCGGCTGCATTGAGGCTTATAACGAAGATAAAGGCACATCGACCAATGCACTATTCGAACTTATCGGAGAGACCGACTGTCCGACAAAGGGAAATAATACATACAACTTTTTCGGTGGTTGGGAGAACGGACAGAGTATCTATAAATGTATCACAGACGCAGGATCAACAATAGGACTGCTTTTTCATTACGATGTAAAATCAAACGTGCGCCGTATATGGTTAAGAGACGATTTTTTTCCGTCGGATGGAAAAACGACATTTGAAAGCGGCAAAAATATAACCGACGTAAAAATAAATTCAACGAGTGGGGACTTCGCAACCAGAATTCTCGCAAGAAATAAAGACGGAACGCTCGAACGAACGGTATACGACTATCAAAGTGTCCAAAAATACGGCAATATAATCGGGCTTGAAGAAGTTGACACATCAGATGTTGATGAATTGATAGCCTACGCGAATCAACGTCTCGCCGAAAGAAAAAAAGTTGTAACCGAATTTACTGCATCAGCGGTCGTAACCCCCGATCTTATTCCCGGAAAAAAATACAAGGTAAAAATCCCTTTCCTCGGAATAGATGACGAATATGGTTTGACCGCTATCGAAGAGGATTTTTTGAATCCGACAAGATCGAAAACGACGTTATCATCCTCGATATTGACAGCAGCGATTGCGTCAAAAAGAAAGATATCCTCGATAAAATAAGGAGAAAAAAATGGAATTTAAGATTACTGTAAGTAAACGAGTTGCGCAGACTACATCAACAGAATCTCTTATCTGCGGTAATGATAGCGACACGCTTACCGTCACGTTTGACGATGAATGGACAAACATCTCCGCAAAAACCGCTCGTCTTGTATGGATTAAAGGCGGCGAGTATACATATATAGATGTCCCGTTTACGGGAACTTCCTGCCCGCTGCCTGCGGTAATACAAGCAAAAATGCTTTTTGTTGGTTTTTTTGCGGGCGATAGCACCGAAAACACGCTAAAAACCTCTACTCCCGCACAGATTCCGTGTATAAGTTCGATCCTCGATGTTTCCGCCGAAGCATTCACACCTGATGTCTACCGAAACATCCTCGACATTATCGCAAACAAGGTAGACAAGGTTACGGGAAAGGGACTTTCGACAAACGACTACACAGATAGCGCAAAGTCTCTTCTTGAAGAAACTGTACCTCAGGAGCTGGATAGAATAGACGCAAAAATCACAGAGGTCGAAGGAAACGTTTACTCAAACTTTAAAAACAAGGTTGATAAGGTCGCAGGCAAGGGGCTTTCGACAAACGACTTCACAACGGAGTTGAAAGACAAACTCGACGGGGTAGAAGCAGGTGCGAACAAGACCGCCGTAGACGCGGAATTGTCCGCGACATCGGAAAATCCTGTACAGAACAAAGCCGTTAAGGCTGCGCTTGCTAACAAAGCGGGCGCGGAGCAACTCGAAAAAGTTATTAACGCTTGCTGTGATGTTAAAACCGTATCGGGTGGAAATTACAACCTTATGAAAGTTAGCGAAGTATCATTTTCAAGTAGATTACAAGACAATGTAGAAGGCATTGTTTCCTCTACTGCTGCAAACTTTGTTACTGGCTGGATACCTGTTACCTATGGCAAATATTATGCGTTCAGCATTAAAGCCAATGGAGAAAGAACGACTTATCCAAATGCTCCGCTAATTCAGCGTATAAACGCAAAAAAGTCCGATGGAACCATATTAGTGTACAATAAATACCCTGAAATAGTTTACAATAAAAATAATCAGGTTACCATTTTTGTACCCACTGACGTTGTGGAGATGATGATACATATCAACGCCACAGTGGTTACTGACGTAAGCACCGCAGAAAAACTTAAAGTCATTGAACCTATGGTTGTCGAAGGTAAAACGGCAGACGAAGCAAGAACAAATGCAATAACAAAAACATATGTGGACGGGGACACTGTTGTTCCAAGCGAGTTAGCATATACGTTAAAACACGACGATACAAAAGCGGATAAGGAACAAACAAGCCCATACCGCAGGTCGGTTAATTGGGGAGTGATTCCGTCTGCTTATTACAAAGGTGTCAATTCACAATATGCGACCACTTTCACCAAAAATACTACATACGCGACTTTCATTGCGGCGTGGAAAACACTTATCACGGGGCATAGCGGCTATGTTACGGAAACAACGCTCGGTCAAGCGTCGGACGAACAGAACATATATCTATACGATTTTAAACCTGCAAAACTTTCAAATCAAAAAACCGCTATCCCGAAAATAATCATTGTCGCAGGACAGCACGGTTTTGAGAAATCAAATATATACGGTCTGTATTGTTTTGTCGATAATTTATTAAATAGATGGAGACAGCATTCTGTACTTGAATATTTGAGAAATCATGTGGAATTGATGATTATTCCCGTGCTGAACACCTATGGCTTTGACCATTTAACTTATAAAAACGGGAACGGAGTAAATCTTAATAGGAACTATGATTCGCACTGGCAGTTGAATGCCGACCCGACATCGGAACAGTACGGCGGCGCGGCACCTTTCGACCAGCCTGAAACTCAAATAGTTCGAACATTGTTGCAAGGAAACACAGATGCTTCACTCGTTATAGATTTTCACACAAACGGTTCGTCTTCTGTCGCGCAATATAGTTACATCAACTATTATGGAGTTTGCCAAAGTACAGATGCTTATTACAACAGACTGCTTGATGCGGTCGCATATCAACTATCATCGATAAGCGCAAACTTTAACGTTGATTATGAACTCAATCAACCCAATACAATTTTAGGTTTTTTAAATAATTCGGCGGGTATTGGGTTATTAAGAGATTGGGCGACTGACAACAATTTCGCAGGTATGCTTCTTGAGGGGTTTAACGGTTTTCCGAACGATGCGGAATTTACCGCAGATGTCTACAAAGCAAATGAAGAAATTTTGGTGAATTGGCTGATTACAGCTGCCAATTATTTAGGAAATCAAGGTATATAAGGGGGTGAGCGAATGACGGAAGCGATAGTTGTGGCACTTATTACGGGCGGTCTCGCGCTTGTCGGAACTGTTATTTCGGTTCTTGCCTCGTCTCGTAAGACAGAACAGAGATTACAGGCAAAACAGGCGGTTACCGAGGAGCGAATAACCGAACTGACTCGGGAAGTGCGCGAACATAACAATTTCGCAAAGCGCATGCCCGTGGTGGAAGAACAGGTAAAAGTAATGAATCACAGAATTAAAGATTTAGAACAGGAGATGTTTCATCATGAAAATTAACTGGAAAGTAAGACTAAAAAACAAGACGTTTTGGCTCGCGATAGTGCCCGCATTGCTGCTTGTCGTTCAGACCGTGGCAAGCCTTTTCGGCTACGCGTGGGACTTTGTTGTGCTCAATCAGCAAATAGCGGCGGTTATAAACGCCGTGTTTGCGGTGCTTGCGGTTCTCGGAGTGGTTACAGACCCGACGACCGCGGGTATGACGGACAGCGACAGAGCCATGACTTATGAAAAGCCGAAGGAGGATTGAAAATGAGCAAAAACTATCTGACGTTTCCGATGAAGATTATGGGAATAACCCAGACTTACGACGGAAAAACTTCGCACTATATCAGTTCACACGGAACACCTGCGGATTATCCGATAGACATCGCGGGTAAAGACACCGGCAGAGAACCGTTTTATTGCCCATGCGATGAAATGGAAGTTGTCAAAATCGCGGGCGACGTAACCGGCAACAATCACGCAAACGGCGCGTGGCTGGTTTCTACTTCCGAGGTGGATTTTGCCGACGGAACAAGGGATATATGCACGATAAAATTTGTGCACATGAACAATTCCGATTTCGGCAGAAACGGTATTTACGTCGGACGCAAATACAAGCGCGGCGAACTTATCGGGCACGAAGGCACTTCTCACGCAAGCGGCAACCATGTTCACATGTCCGCGGGCAAGGGCGGTCTGAAAGGCAGCGGCTGGCAGAAGAACACACTGGGAAGTTGGGTTGTAACCACAACGCACGGGACGGATAAGCCTGAAAGGCTGTTCTTTGTAGACCCGAAGTTTACGACGATAAAGAACGCGAGAGGATTGAAGTTCAAACAGTTGCCAAAGGAGGAAAAGAAGAAAGTGATTAAATTCGGCGTTATCAGCGGTGAGGTTCGAACCAAAGTTACGACCGACGCGCTTGCGTTGAGAAGCAAGGCGCAGACGCAGAACGGCAAGAGATTTTTCTACATACCGCGAGGGCGTACCGTACAGATCGTGCAGGAGGCTATCTGTAAGACTGACGGGTATACTTGGGATTGCGTTATCGTTGAGTATGGCGGCAAGGAGTACATCGGGTACGCGGCGGCGGAGTTTTTGAGGTGAAGTGAAGCTTACCATTTTGGGGATATGTTTTAAGGCGGGGATTATATCCCCGCCTTTATATATTATTAGGAATTTTACGTGGTAGAAAGTAACCTTTAATGCAATTGGGGTTGTGTACGCATATTTGAATATGAGATTTTTCTTTTATTCCTGCTCCTTCAAATGCGTCTTGTCCTTCTTGGAAATATCCGTATACAGTATCGAACATTTGTCCTTTTTCTTTCATCATCCTATGTAAATTTAGTATAACGGCATAATCTAACTTTCGTACTAAATTAAACCCTCCGGCATCCGGCATGGTATTTGAATAAATGCTGTTTATCTCTTTTCCATCTGCTTTGAGAGCATTTTTTAATTCTTCATAACTTTTTTTTACTAAATCAACGGCTTGTCTTTCACAGAAATTAAGGCATAAACCTAAATCAATAATTGCCCCAATAACAAAAGGTGTCGTTATTTTATTGGGCTTTCGTTTCTTTTCTTGTTCAGCCCATTCGAGTGCTCTTTGAGGATCGTTTAGCCAAAAATAGATGCCATTACCTAACCAATCATAACCATTTTCGCTGCTTGTTAAATGTCCATCGTTTGATAAAAGAACTTTTTCTGCTACTTTTTTATCGCAACCATGAAAACCCAAAACAAACTGTGCTGGTCTTTGGTATATTTGTGAATCAAAAGATATGTTGTTCATCACTTCTTTTTGGTGTCAATTATGAGTTCTTTGTATTCTACTCTAATGGAATTTTTCGTTGTCAATATTCCACATTCTCTAAGAACTTTGCGTGCTTCTTTTTCCGTGTAGTCCTTGGGGGGCTCTTTTAAAATGTCATTTATTGCATAGATTGCTGCTGTCATATCATTTACTCCCTCGTTTAGCATTTTCGTATCTCCATTATATAAAAAATAAATTGGTTTGTCAATAAAAAAAGT